ATCGCTCCACTTTCGTACGTGATCAGGTCTGTACTTCCTGCCTCTACTAAGCGATCTAATAATTCTGGATGTGGATGCCCATACCAATTCATTAAGGCAACGATATTGATACAATAAAACGATGAACCCCCTTAGGGCAAAAAAATGCACACCCCACGGTTTAACGATACCGCACAGTGTGCATTCATAATACTCTATATATTATATTTTTTATTTAAGTCTTTAATATGGAAGGAACATATTTTTACTTAAAGAAATAAACAACTAATCTTCCAATCCTATTTAGATTATAACACTAGATCCTATAGAAACTTACGACTCTATAATTTCATTAGATGCTTCATCGTATAAATTATCTACAAAAAAGCCAGTTCCATCATTTGGTATATACTCCATTTTTATTTTGTCTCCAACGTCTAAAACTTCTGCCTTTTTCTTTAATCTCTCTAAATTCTTGATTTTACCACATTCATATGTTCTTCGGATAGTAAATTGATATTTCTCACCATACAATAAAATATCAGAATAAGCAATGTATGAAGAGCTATATAGTGACTCTTCTGTACTAATTATTTTATTCTTTAAATCGTCACTAAGAATAAAATCAAATGATACTCCCGTCCAATTTCCTCGATAACCTTCTCCTCTTATCAGATTTGCCATATAACATATAGCTTCATAATCATCTACATATATCTCATTTGGCAAAACCATAGTTTTTTTAAAATAATCTTCTAAAGAAACTACTTTTTCTAGGAAAGAAATCTCATCATCTATTGTCTTAAATCCACTTTTATATTTATAATAATTCAGTTTTCCTTCCATAATATTTTTCCCTATAGATAGTGCTCTAATTACTATATTCCCTCCACACGAAACCTTTTTCATAAACTGAACATAGTGAAGCATATCTTTATTACTTGGATTTTCTGTGCGAATATTAAAATCTGTTTTATTTCCAACGATATTAATACAAATGTGTATTCTGAAAGGAAAATCTTTTTGTTCTTTGTTAGATATAATGTAAGTGCTATCTTCTAGTATTTCTTCTGTCCTTAAAAGAATATATTCGAATTCCACTTCACCATCTATGATAATACTACAAGGAAATGCAGCAGGAAAAGGCTTAGGAGGAATAACAAGTTCTTCTCCTATTAGTTCTTCTGCTTCATGCTGCAATGGATCAACAATATCTCCTAGAAGTTTTTTAGCTTCTACAATACTTAATTTAATAGGTAACTGATGCCTATTTGCATAATCTATCACATCTGCATTAAATTCATCGAGATACTGATTACCCATTTTTATACTACCTATACATTTCATTTTAGGAGGATACTTTATTATTGAATCAAAAGATAACGGCTCACTAATAAGGCGTAATTTTCCTTCTTTCATCTCAAACGAATTTCTATAATATGGATACAAAATATGTTCACTACCAATACAGTTCAAAAAAGTATTTAAATTTGACTCAACTTCATTAAAACCTTCTTGTCTCATTAGATGTATATTATTATCAATTGAAAGAATGCTATTAGCAGATACTCTTTCATTAGCCTGTGAGAATTCACTAATAATATTTCTCTCACTTTCTTTTACAACACTCCGAACATCATCAGCTATTAAATTTTTTACAAATAAATCACTACGACTAATATTTTTTATATAAAACTCACGAAGAATATCTGCAATAAAACTCACAAGTTTAATAACTTTCTGTTTCGCCGGCTCATTAGCTGCGTGAGTATAGTGGAACGCTTTTTTAATAATTGTTTCTTTTGTACTTTCTCTATCTTTATAATTTACAGCAAATAAATAATTTTCAAAGTCTTTTACTAGATTACTACTAACATAATCACAGAAACCCTGAAAATCAATCTCTTCAGCTAATAAACTGTACTCATTAATTTTATGCTGTTTTTCTATAAATTCTTGAAGTAATTTATGTATCTCTTTTTCCTCTTTTATGTCCTTCAGTATTCCATGTCCGAAATTCAAACCAAATTCAACAATATAATCAACTAAATTTACCATATTATCACCTCATAATTTAAATCTTTATATCTTAGGTGTAACCACTTCGTGCTATATTCTTAATAAATCTCCAAGTTAGTACATACCATATAGCTTCTATTTTCATGTCGCTGCTTAATATGTATTGCCTAATCATTAAAACATAGTAAACTTTAAACAGTATATAGTATCTAAATACTACATCAAATTACAAAATATTACCAGTATATTTTAAAAGCTGTTAATCAAAAAATTTCATCAATTGATTAACAGCTTACTTTATATCCACTTACTGACTAAATAAAATTTCAATTCAAGATCTAGGCTAAATATTTTCTAATCAATATTTACCCGATACTGCTATTTCTGTCCCATCCTTAAATACAACTCTGATATCTTCTTTACTATAGACTGTTACAAAATCCACTAATCCACTCCACAAACTCCCGTCAAATTCAGTAATATCCCCATCTTGTTCCACAAGACATGAGGCGTATCTTCCAAGTATTTCCGCCTTGGCATTTCTTTCATTAATTTTTATCTGCAAGTCATCGTACTCGCCTTTCTTAACTTCATATTTATCAATCATGCTTTCGTAGCGTATTTGGTATTCTTCCTGGTTCTGCGCCACATGCGCATTTTGGTTAATGAGGTCTTGGGTTATTTCTACAAGTATCGTAATCTCATCTGTCAGATCTCTCGCCTGCTCCTCAAGTAATGTGGTGTCACACAGGGTTTGGATAATAATATTTATATTACCGACTATTTCATTCTTTTCCGGTATCAGCTTATTGAAAGCCGATACGAAGATATCCTTTATCTGCTGTTCCGTAAGATGTGGTGTGGTGCATTTGCACTCGCCATTAAATTTACGGTTACATTGGAATATCACTTTGCGGTACTTGTCATTAGAATGCCATATCTTCGAACCGAACCAACTTCCACAGTCTCCGCACTTTATTTTGGATGAAAAAATACTGACACCGCTGTGCTTGCTACTCGAACTGTTTCTTCTCAAAATCTCGGCTTGTACCAGTTCGAACACTGCAGGAGATATAATTGCCTCGTGATGACCTTCCACATAATACTGTTGAACTTCACCTTCATTTTTCTTCAGCTTTTTTGTAAGGAAATCTGTAGTATAATACTTCTGCAAAAGGGCATCGCCTTTATATTTCTCATTTTTAAGAATACTCATAACCACATCATGATGCCATTTTTTCTTGTGCATCGGAGTTGGTACACCCATCTCCGACAGTTTATTTGCTATCGTAAAAGCAGAATAACCCTCAAGGAACCACTTATAGATTAACCTTACTGTATCTGCTTGTTTCTCATTTACCTTGAATCCTTCATCATAGCCAAGAAAATTCTTGTAGGCAACACTCGCACGGCCGTCTGCAAATCTCTTTCTTTGACCCCATGTTGTGTTTTCCGAAATGCTTCGACTTTCCTCTTGCGCCAATGAGGACATTATTGTAATAAGAAGCTCTCCCTTGGCATCAAGAGTCCAGATATTTTCCTTTTCGAAATAAATCTCAACCCCATGTTCCTTCAGCTTTCGCACCGTGGTTAATGAATCTACGGTGTTTCGAGCAAACCTGCTTACTGACTTTGTAATGATTAATTCAATCTTCCCCACAAGAGCATCTTCAACCATCTGATTAAAACCGTCACGGTGCTTGGTGTTCGTTGCCGTAATACCTTCATCGCTATACATCCCTACAAATTCCCAATCTTCACGGTTTTTAATGTATTCTTGGTAATAATCCATCTGGGCTTCATAGCTTGTTGCCTGTTCTTCACTATCTGTTGAAACACGAGCGTATCCTGCAGTCTTTCTTTTCTTCTTTGTATTAATAGGCTCTGCGGTAAATTGTCTTAGCGATGCAGGAATAACCATTACTCTCTTTGCCATGTCTTTACATCTCCCTTCTTGAAATAAAAATCCACTCTGTCATTGAGTACCACAGCCTTTTCAATCTCGCAATAGAATCTCATTTCATAATTGTCATCCGTTCCAAGAATGCTGATGCTTGCTTTTATCAGTTCATATTCCGTGATGTAACTGATGGAACAGGTATCCTTATCAGTTTTTTTTGCAGCACAAATCCAACACTTGTCATACCCCTTCTTACAGCAATGCATCCTTACAAATGTGCATCCGCATTCTCCGCACTGCACCTTTCTTGAAAAGCAATGCTTGTTATAGCCACCCTCTGGGTACTTCCTTATGTAGGTTTTGACATTTCCTCCTTTCAAGCAGAATTCGATGCGGTCATCAAACATTACAATTTTGTCCAGAATGTCCCTTTTTCCAAGAATGCCTTCCATAATCTCCTTCAGTTCATACTCCCTTATCGGCAACAAATCACACTTCTTTGTTTTCCGATTGTTGCATTCAATATGTATATAACGTCCTTTGTTATTGCTACGTTCAACATGGTTACATGCATATCCACATTTTCCGCATTTGATTATTCCGGCAAAGAATGTCTTTTTGTACCCTGCATTAGCAGCCGTTCTCGCTCTTCTATTTAGCCTTTCCTGAACCGCCTTGAAATCTTCACGGCTAATAATTGCCTCGTGTGCATCGGAAACTATATACTTTGGAACTTCTCCATTATTGACTTTTGGTCTTTGTACCATTGGCGAGAAATATCTTTGAAGAATTATGTCACCCTTATAGGTTTCGCTTGTGAGAATCCGTCTGATTGTAGTTCTTCCTAGCAATTTTCCTCTTAAAGCTGTAACATCCTTTTCCGCTAGCTCCTTGGCAAGACCTTTTATGGATGCTCCGCTTAGGTATTGATTGTAAATATAACGAACCCAAACTGCTTCTTCTTCATTTATAATGCACTTGCCAGTTTCAGCGTCCCAATCATAGCCAAAACAACGGAGTGTTGTATTCGGCTCTCCTTTTTCAAACTTCTTCTTAATTGCCCACTTCTCATTTCTTGAAATGCTCTCACTTTCTTCCTGGGCAAAAGATGCCAGAAGTGTGAGGAGCAGTTCTCCGTCTTTGGAAAATGTAGTAATATTCTCCCGCTCAAATCTGACCTCAACACCTATGTCCTTCAAATGTCGAACTGTATCGAGAAGATCTACTGTATTTCTTGCAAATCTGCTGATTGACTTTACAAGGACAATATCAATATTTCCGGTGTTACAGTCAGATATCAATCTGTTGAACTCTGAACGGTTCTTTGTCTCAGTTCCTGTTATTCCTTCATCGGCGTATACCCCTACATATTCCCAATTAGGATTCTTCTGAATTAAGGAACTATAATAACTGATTTGTGCAGACAGGGAATGAAGTAACTGCTCACAGTCCATAGATACTCTGGCATATGCAGCCACCTTTTTTCTTTTCTCTAAACATGGCAGACGTGGCTCGATTTTGCTTATTTTCTGCATACAAATCCTCCTTGTCAGTGATACATTTTCCCGTACTATCAAACATTTATCAAGTTAATGTCGGCAAATATACTACCCAAAGATGGACTGTATTTTTTGGTGAAGATTGTATCAATTAGCCCATACTCTTCCTTATTAATAAGGCCTTGTTTTAAGAGGTTCTTTGTAAGACTCATTGTAGTCTGATACAGTATTTCGTTTCGGAACTGGTCTTCACTCATCCTGGCCACCTCCAAATCGTGCAGCCACATAACATTCATGGCTGCAATACTTCCTATGAGAATTACCATAGACCGTGAATGGCTTTCCACAGTGCGGACAGATGTACTCATACTCAGCTTTACGTTTTACCTTATCAAGATTTTTGTTCCACCACTTCATTCTGCACTTGTCAGAGCAAAACTTTTTCTCTTTCCTTCCTGGGTTCTGCTCCACGGAAAGACCACAGCACATACATAAGTGCATTCCATCCTCTGCTTGGATCTGTGTTTTGGCTGCCTCCACTGCTGCCATTCCAGTCAGATTGTTTCTTCTACAAAAGGACTTTACAGTATTTTCTGAAATCCCAAGCACCTGGGCAACTCTGATATAGCCGCACCCAATAGCACGTAGCTTAGCAATTTGTAGTTTCTGTTCTTCCGTCATTGGAATTGCACCTCCCTTTGTAAAACTTCAGTTGTAGGAGCCTTATGTGCATAAGGTATCATTGGTATTGACGCGTCAGTTACCTTTGTTACTTGCATAAAAATAAAAACCTCCCCATACATGTCTTCACTGAATAGCCACTGGAGAACATGCATGTGAGGTTTTATATGCACATTGATATTTAAATATGGTAAAATAATGAAATTTGATATATAATATTTAATGTGTAAGTGATATTAAGCTCAGGAGTAAAAAAGGAGAATGCCTTATGGGAAATTTTTTTAAATGGAATATGTTTTTTACTTCTTTTCTGCCTTTGTGGATATCAATAATTGTAAGCGATTTCTGGAGTATAGGTAAAACGATTTATGATCTAGTCAATAGCTCTGACAACCCTACCATTTCGATTGGCACACTTTTTATCAATACAGTGATTGAATTGGTGACAATAATTGTTTTAATTGTTTATTCAGTCATAAGTGTATATAGCATTAATAAAACGATTAAAAATCAAAAATCTGCTCCTAATCATTTTCATGGAACAATTACACGAGCAAAACGTGCTAATAAATTGACAGCCGAATTCCTGTTAGCATATATTCTTCCCATGATAGCTTTTGATTATAGCGACTTAAAGAGTATTGTATTATTCTTAATTTATTTCTCAGTATTAACGTATTTGTGCATTAGAAATAGTAATATTTACACCAATATTTACCTAGAATTCAAGGGCTATCGTATGTACGAATGCGATATTACATGTAAAGTACTTGGCAAGGAACATCAATATACAGATAGTCTAATATTTAGTAAAAACAATTTAACACAAGCATTACCGCACGAGATTGATTATTTTGATTTTGAAAACTACATTTATATTGAAATTTAGGAGGGTACAAATGAGTAAATCACAGCTATCGGCTGCCATGAATGACATCAAAGGAAATAAGTATACTTGGAATTTGTATTTTTTTAAGATCAGTCATCGAAGAAAAGGTAACCCCTATTATGTCTACAAGCACACCTTTAAAAGTGCAGCTTATTTACCGGATTATATGACATCATTGTGTGATACCGTTCTACATTATCAGATTGAACCTCTTGGAACTGTTCAAGAATATGATGGGGAAAACAGTAAAACATCTTGCGATAAACTAAAGGTGGATAGCGAACTAATTAACGAACAATGGTTATATTTTTCCAATTCTGTCTCGGGTGCTCCGAGAGAACAAGTCTCTGGGAAATACCAGGGATACATACTTGATGGACAACCAGTAAATGCTTCTGACCCTTCAATCATCTTGGTCAAAACAGGAAATCCAATTATTAGTTTAGAAAACAAGAATACAAGAGTATTTAAGCATACAGCTAATGATGAGTTGGAATATCTAACAGATGAATTATGTAGGTTATATTTAAATGTAGATTTTATTGTCATAAAGGATATTATGTATTCCTTTAACCATAGTTTTGAAGGAATTTTTAATATTGAAAAGACATTACACCGTTTGAAAAATCAAGCTATTGATGAAATTATTTCCACTCAGGCTTTCCATGATTCAGAAAAGGTACAAACTTTTATGAATCGCTACACTTCCCCGAAAACTTTTTTGACATTAAAGGACCAAAGAATGGAAAAATTAAATACGCCACAGGGACGAGCTGAAATTTCTTCTAGGTTAAAACTATCTCTATCTGAAAATTCCGAACTAATTATCAATGACCAAGAACAAGCCAATCAGCTAATTAAGTACTTATGCTATAAAATTTTTCAAGATAAAGAAACCGATAATCTTATAGAGGTGAATTCTGTTATAAATGATAATATATTATCAAGTTAATCAAAGCAACCTAGAGTAAATTATAGAAAGCATATTACTAAAAATATTCTACCAAACACAAATTAACAGGAATTTTTGCGAGAGATTCGCAGAATTCTAAAAAGATAAATACTTAAAAAGAACAATTTAATATACTATAAAATTTAATAATTGCTACATTTTCTTCCATATTTTTCTTTTGTATGCTAATATATTATTGTGTATTATTTATTCCCCAAACATTAAGCCCACGGCATATGTTATTTGCCGTGGGCCTCGTATTGTCAACTATTCGAATTTGATATATCCGTCAAAACCTGCTGACTTCAATTTCTTTACCACCGTTTCTGCTCTGCTCTTTGAAGAAAATGAACCGACCTGAACACAATATTTCATATCATTCTCTCCCTCAGCGCCCTTCTTCTCCTCTTCTACTTTCAGCCCTACCTTGACTGCTGTCCTAAAGGAATCCATGCTCTCTCCAAACTTCGGAAACCAGTGAATCACATCCGCATGGTTACTGGCGATACCAAGTTTATACCCTTCACTGTGGCAGAGAATATTCTCCTCAGTTAGACCATAAACCTTGCAAAGATACACGCAAAGCTCCACAGCCTCCTTAAACACCTTACGGAAATATGCTTCATTGGTTAAGTTATCCTCACAGATTTCAAAACTGATATGCGTATCATTCCCGGAGCCTTTCTTCCCACTGCCGCAATGCCAAGCACGGTAGTTCCAAGGCAATGTCTGATATGTGGCAATAGTGCCATCAGACAATCTACCGATAAAAGCATGCACACAGACTTGCTTACCGCCTGGTTTATACTGATTCCAGTGGTTGCCGGATAGATTTACACCCAGCTTTCCGTCATCCGGACCCACATATCGGTAAAGGAACGGGTTATTCGTCCCGGTTGAGTGAACCATAATACCCTTGGGCTTAATCGTTCTGCTTGCTTTGAAGCAGGCATTATTCGTAAGTATTAGCTTATGCAAATTCATTCCGGATCACCTCACTGTTCAAAAGGAGTAGTTGTCGCAAGTGCGACAGGATACAAATGGTAGGTAAATTTCAGATCACAGTAAGCAGTCGACGATGTGCCATTGCTACCCATACGGATGTACATTCCGTAACCTGTTGGGATTCTACTCTGCCGCATTTCAATATGAACATGCTGAGATTCAGTAGTGCTATCTGCCCCGACAGGAGTACTCCGTGAAATTCTGGTGAAAGTTACTTCGTCGTTAGATATATATAAGTCCAATTCTTTCTCACTCGTATCTGATTGACGGCAAAGAGTCAACAGATGACAGTCATAAGTAGTCTCCGGATAAAGCGTTCCGCCCTGTCCGCCAATTACCACGCTGCCAATAGGGAGAACCGTGTGCAGAGGTCCACGAACGCTATTGGTGCCGCCCGAGCCAGAAACATTGCCCGACATGACATATCTTAAGTAGCTTGCTCTGGTAAATGCATTGATGGTTGCTGTAGCAGTAGCCGTTAATATCAATGCGGTTATTATATTTTCTGCTCTTTCCAATACGAACAAACTCTCGCCGGAAGCAACGAAAACATCACCGATGGAAAATATTTGACTCGTCCAGTAGGATGTACAGGTCGGATTCGGATTAGTACCAACCCCATAGGCAATATTTGATGCATCCTGGCTACCTCTGGTAGCTTCAGCAAGTTTCTTGATACTTCCGCGAAGAGTGCCTTGAATCCGTATCTGCACATTGTTTGCAGCCGGACTTCCCAAGGATGTAACAAACGTATAAGTCACTGTACCAACTACTACGTTATTACCATTTGCAATGTTCGTGAATGTGATGGATGCTCTTCTGCTTGCCATATCTGGTGCGGTCGCTGTTTCTATCGGATGCCAATGGTTAAGTAAAATTCCTGTCCGCATAAACAGCATGCTATGCGTATCATTGACCATATCATACGTATTGTTAAGTAGATCATAGTTATCATTTAACAGGTTATAGGTAAGAGTAAGCATACTATATACATCATTCACATCAAGCGCGGCTAAGGCTGAAAGCACCTGGTTCAGCCACTCCTGTGCAGGAGGTTCCGGTGGTGTGACAATACCATCTGCAAGAGCCTCCTCAACAATGGTAAATATCCGAGCACTTTTCCCGACCACTTCCCCATAAGTAACCCTGATCTCCAACCGACCGACTCCAACGACCGATGTGTCTGTCGCGCTTGGTGACCATGTCAGAACTCCGGTATTGTAGTTCGTGACTACAGGATAGGCAATGCCATCGGGTCTTTTATATATTGCATTCAGGGCAGCTGATGGGTATTTATCTTCCAGTAAGCTGGATACATCAAACTCGATGTTTCGATAATTATTCTCCCCTCGCCGCCCGATGAATACCGTTACTGCTTTTGTTAAGTCAATCATACTCATCCCTCCGGTGAAGATGGTCCATTGTCATCACGTCCATGCAATTGCTTTAGTATATCCTTAAGCTTTTCTGGGATAGGCAGTCCGATATGTGCAGCATTTTCCAGAATTGAAATACCCTCATTACTTAAGTAGAAGAAAATCACCGCCGTACGAAGCACACTGCCATTCGGGTTACCCGCTGAACCCAAAATATACGTGTCGAGTATGTGTCCTACTCCTACCAGTGCAAATATAAGAATCTTTTTAAAGATGCCTTTGGCTCCGATTTTACTACAAAGATTCTTATCAATAATGGCACAAAGCACACCTGTTATATAATCGATCACAACAAAAGCAATAAGCGCAAATAGGAATCCATCTAAGCCGCCAAGAAACCATCCCATGAACGCACCGGTTGCCACAAGAGCTGTCTGTATCCAGTTCCATATCACTTTCATAATCCAAACCTCCAATCTTTTTTGCTAACAGAAAAGCGCCCTGCAATATAAGAGCGCTTGGAATTAAGTATGGCGTTACATCGTAAGAAGCAAGTTTTGTATTTGCTGTACCACATCCGCTTTTGGTCTGCCAGTACCAATAGGTAGCCATGTCACTGGCGGTATGTCAAAGGTTGAAGAAGTATCAAAACTGTTTATCATCGTGATAACCGGTTCAAGTGCAGCACGCACCTCCATGACATGATATGGCCAGTCTCTTATGGTAGTCTTTGTTGCGGCGATTTCATCGTCCCATGATACGGTTGCCATACCATAATATTGGCGGATGGTATTTACCGCTGTACGAAGTGCCAGAATATGCATTGCCTTAACATGGGTTACATTAGCCGTAATCGTCTCAAAAGGAGAAGTCAGAACGTTAAATGTTCTGATAACCTCCGTACTTGGAGATAACAAATCACTGTCCAAACATCGGAAGGTCACGGTATGACTCCCTGCAGCCAGGGTTGAAGCCTGATACACTGTTTTAGTACTGTCACCGAGATAACCACTTGTGGAGAACATCTCCGAATCATCCACACTGTTATGCCATACGCCTGTGTCAATCTTTACTTCTACAATCTGCGTCCGACCATCCGGTTCCATGCCTGTTGTTATCATGAAACGTGGTGTTGTGTTATAAATAGATCTACCTGATACCGGACTGCTTATAATTGGTGCAGTAGGCGGGCTGTTCTTTGTGACAGTGTTACTGACCACATAGGAAGATACTGCATCAAGCGTATCAGTAACACTTAAGCGATATCTCGTTGATGTACCAGGAGTCTGGGAAGCTTCCGCCGTATAGTTTCCGTAAGTCTCACTTGATACAATGATTGCAAGCGTTTCGTAGGAAGACCATGTCGGGTTACCCATGCTGGATGTGCTGCGCTGAAGTAGGTACTGCTTGATTGGACTAGTACCCACTACAACACCACTCCAAGATATAGTTACCGACTGCGACTCATATAAAGTTGGAGTTGCTGAGAAACTGATAGGCGGTGTCGGCAAGATATTCTTACGAACACTATTGTAGGAGAGCTTCCAAACGGAATAATAAGTACTTCCAGCAGATCCCAAGGTACGTATCTGATATCTTCGGTAATTTCCTCTCGTAGATGGTGGTGATACGCTTAAACTTCCATCTGGTAAGGAAGATGATAAGGAAGTCAGCACTGTCCATGCATCCCAAGTGCTGTTATCAATGGAATCACTGTACTGTATCTCATAACCCGTAATCACATTTCCTGCTCCGGCAACTGCACCATTCCAGGAAAGAGTTAGATTTCCTTCTGCAATCGTAGCGTTTAGTGCAAATGTTGATGGCTCGGCACAAGCAGTAATGTTGCAGTAAATGCTGTTACTAATTTTTTCCGCAGAATAAGCATTCAGTGCATCAATCGTCCAGATACCAAACTGTGTATAAGTTCCCGAAATATTTGAAACTGTCGGATGATAACTACCACCACTGGTATTCAAAATAAGCGTTGTAAGTTCTGACCAGCTACTCCAAGTACTGTTATCAGTTGAGGTTCGGCTTGAAATCCAGTATCCCTTAATTGCACTTGTTCCTGCCACTGCCCCAGACCATGTCAGCGTGATTGTTTCATTACTGTGTATTTCTGGTAAAGCAACCGCTGTACTTGGAGCTGAAGGAAGGGTATTTTTCCGGACAGAGTTGGTGGAAACCTTCCATGCAGAATAATACGAACTGCCAGCACTACCACGCGTTCGAATGCGAAACCTACGAAAATTTCCTCTCGTAGTGGGCGGAGCAACCGACAAGCTTCCACTGGTAGTGGATGTAGTCACAGTCGTTAATGCCGTCCAACTTCCCCAAGTGGAATTGTCTGTTGAATCACTATACTGAATTTCATAAGAGGTTATCGCATTGTTGGTGCCTGCC